GTGTAATACCTGTGCTGCATACGTTAAATAGTCTCCCCGTCATGGGGTGTCGGGGGTCGGAGGTTCAAATCCTCTCGTGCCGACCAAAAATCCCTGAGAAACCAGCCTTTTAAGGCTGGTTTTTTTATGCCTGCTTTTTGTATGGGGAGTCAATGGGGAGAAATGGGGGAGAAACCCCCGTCAATAACAACCTTTCCGGGGCTATTTTTCTCCCAAAGAAATGCTCAATTTTCTGTCTTCTATACTTTCAGTTTAACTACTGGAGGTAACCATGTGTGGCCGATTTGCTCAATCACAAACCCGTGAAGAATACCTGGCTTATCTTGCAGAAGAGGCCGAGCGGGATATCGCCTTTGACCCCGAACCGATCGGTCGCTACAACGTGGCCCCCGGCACCAAAGTTCTGTTGCTGAGCGAACGCAATGAAGAACTGCACCTTGATCCGGTTCATTGGGGTTACGCACCCGGGTGGTGGGATAAACCTGCGCTCATCAATGCTCGCGTGGAAACCGCGTCAACCAGCCGGATGTTTAAGCCCCTCTGGCAGCATGGCCGGGCGATCTGTTTTGCGGACGGCTGGTTTGAGTGGAAGCGTGAAGGTGACAAGAAGCAGCCCTATTTCATCCATCGTAAGGATGGTCAGCCGATTTTTATGGCGGCTATCGGCAGCGTGCCTTTCGAACGCGGGGATGAAGCAGAGGGATTTTTGATTGTGACAGCTGCAGCCGATCAGGGGTTGGTCGATATCCACGACCGTCGGCCGCTCGTTCTGGTTCCTGAAGCTGCGCGCGAATGGATGAGGCAGGATATCGGAGGGAAGGAGGCGGGGGAAATTGCTGCTGATGGGTCTGTATCAGCTGACCATTTTATCTGGCACCCGGTATCTCGCGCTGTGGGTAACGTTAAAAACCAGGGGCCAGAGCTGATAGAGCGGATCACCTGACCCGAAGCAAATCACTGTATCTCGTTGTGTACCGCGGGGATAACATTTCCCGTTTCATCTGCCAGGCTGCCTGTATACCCTGGCCGGCAAAGTACAACGCCCCTCTCCCATTTTTGGCATTGAGATGATCCAGGACCTCCATCAGTTTTTCGCTGTTTTGCCGCGGTGCATTATCGTCAAACAGATTTAGCTGAGCCACGCCCTGGCTGTAAAAATCACCCAGCATCACCCCTGCTTTCTGGTACCTGTGCCCATCTTTCCAGATTGCATCAAGGCACCTGGTGGCCGCAGCGATAATGTCCCGGCTGTCCTGAGTGGGGGTCAGCAGTTTGACCGATGCGCTGTTGCCGTAATACGGCTCGTTCAGCGCAAACGGACTCGTTTTGACAAATGCGGAGATAAAGCGGCAATACTGGTGCTCACCGCGGAGTTTCTCCGCTGCGCGCGAGGCATAGGTACATATCGCCTGCCTCATCTCATGGTATTCCGTGATACGCCCACCGAACGAGCGGCTGCAGACTATTTCCTGTTTTACCGGCGCGAACTCCTCCAGACCGAGACAAGGCTCCCCGCGGAGCTCACGTACGGTTCGCTCCAACACCACATTAAAATGCTTCCGGATAAAACGGATATCGGTATCCGCCAGCTGAAGCACCGTTTTGATACCCATCGCTTCCAGTTTTTTGCTGATGCGGCGCCCGATGCCCCAAACTTCATCAATGGGCAGTGCGCCCATCAATTTGCGCTGCTTCTCGATATTGGAAAGATCCACGACCCCGCCGGTCTGCCGCTGCCATTGTTTTGCAGCATGGTTGGCCAGCTTCGCGAGGGTTTTCGTTTGGGCGATTCCTACACCTACTGTGAGGTGCGTTCTGCGCAGTACCGTCTCGCGTATCTCCCGGCCAAAATCGGTAAGGTCACGGCAGTTACGAACGCCACTCAGATCGCAAAAGGCCTCATCGATACTGTAAATTTCGCACCGAGGTGATAACTCCTCCAGCGTCGTCATCACGCGATTAGACATATCTGCGTAGAGCTCGTAATTACTGCTGAAGCAGATCACCCCATGCCGGCGGAACTGGTCCTTTTGTTTAAAGTACGGCTCCCCCATTTTTACAATGGCCTTTGCTTCAGCCGAGCGCGCGATCACACAGCCATCATTGTTCGACAGGACGACCACCGGCCGCCCTTTCAAGTCTGGCCGGAACACTGTCTCGCAGCTCGCATAAAATGAGTTCACATCACAGAGCGCGAACATCTCAGCCCGCCGCTTTAATTATGTAGGTAACGACGCCAAAAATATCGAGCGTGTCTTCATTCCCGACGACGATCGGGGAATAAGCGCTGTTCATAGGGTTAAGCTGAACTGTCGGCCGCAGCTGCAGTTTTTTAACGGTGAAATCCCCCTCTACAGAAGCGATCACGATATCGCCATGCTGAGCCTTACGCGAGCTATCGACTACTAGGAGATCGCCCTCACTGATACCGCCCTCGATCATGCTGTCTCCGGCAGCCTTAACGAAATACGTTGCGCTGGGGTGGTTAATCAACAGCTCGTTGAGGTCGATTCGCTGTTCAACATAATCCTGCGCCGGGCTGGGAAATCCGCACTGCACCGGGTCACTGAATAGCGGTACTAACAGGACCTCTCGAATCTCAGTTGGTGTGTAAAACTTCATAACGCACTTCCTCATGTTGACACTGTTCATGCATACAGTATATATACTGTAATTATATCCAGTAAAGAGGAGCGAAAAATGTTTGTAGAACTGATTTACGACAAGAGAAACTTTGAGGGGCTGGCCGGTGCAAAGGAGACAATTACGGCTGAATTAACTAAGCGAGTTCACAGGATTTTTCCTGATGCCGATGTCCGTGTTAAGCCGATGATGACCTTACCAACAATCAATACCGATGGCAGCAAGCACGAAAAAGAGCAGATCAGCAGGGTTGTCCAGGAGATGTTTGAAGAGGCTGATATGTGGATGATGGAGGAGTGATGGAAATTGCGAATGTGATTGTCTCCGGGGTACGGATCTACCTCCCTCCGGATAACGTTTTGCCCAAGCCCTCAACGGATATGCTGACTTTCGCGGTAGTTAAGGATCCAGGACTTATCTCTGACTACCTGCTTATGGTGCACAGGAATGGACGCTGGGAGCTGGCAACGCCAAATTTTTACAAAGAAACCGAACAGGCCATCCTGGCAGCTGTGAAAATCGGCGAAAAAGTTTGGCAGTAGTTTCAAAACTTAAGAGATTTCCGGGCTACTCAGCAAGCGAGGTGCCAGTAAAATATCAATGGCTGCCCTCTGCCTATGCAGCCATTGTCACCTACGCGCTCTTGCATACGGCGCGCAGGTGAGCATCCTTATATTTCTATGTTTCGGGCACTTTTGCTGCTTACCGTATTGAGTGTTAAGCCTCTTCCTGCCCTTCTTAATGCGGCATTAAAAGCAATCACGGTCACCGGGCAGCCCTGGCTTTTTACGCGGTTTGAATGACTCTGAAATACAAAAACGTCGTCAGGGTATCTCCCCCGCCTACGGCACAGCAATGCGCGCGTTGGAGATGTTAGCGCGACACGCATCGCTTTTAACCTTCCTCGCTCTCGTAACAGCATTGAATTGCCGTTGATATCGTCGTATCGAAGCACAATCAACCTGCCCACGCTCAGTCCCGTATAAAAAATTAATGCCCATAAATCGGACCAGGTATCTGACACATGCGTAAGATTGCTGTTGATCGTTAAAAACTGTTCGAAGCTCAATATTTTCTCTACATTCACAACTGAACCAAACCGCTCCCACAACTGAAGACAGTCATTATCTCAGGTGTAACACCGTAAAAAAACTACTCACATTTTGGATCGATAACGGTCACTGGAAAGTATTTATAAACGGTCTTCACCCCTACCCCGATCACATCGGCCACCTGCTGCCGGGTGGCGCCGGTAGCCAGCATCCGGCGCGCCCGTTCGACAACCTCCGGGGTCATAACCCTCCGGCGGCCACCAATTCGCCCTTGGTCTCTCGCTGCTGCCAGTCCTGCGCGCGTACGCTCCACTATCAATTCGCGCTCCATTTCCGCCAGCGCGCTCATGACGTGGAAGAAAAACCGGCCGGCGGCCGTGGAAGTGTCGATCGAGTCGGTCAGGCTGCGGAAATTCACCCCGCGCGCCTGCAGCTCTGACACCAACGTGATTAAATCCCGCACGCTGCGCCCCAGCCGATCCAGTTTCCAGACAACCAGCACATCACCCGGGCGGAGTCGCCGCAGCGCGCGCTTTAGCCCAGGCCGCCGGGCGTTTTTCCCGCTGGCAGTATCTTCGTAAACCTGCTCACATTCTGCGCGAATCAGCGCGTTTTTCTGTAAATCGAGGTTTTGGTCCACCGTTGAGACTCTCGCATAGCCAATCAGCACTCTCTAACTCCTTGAAATAGCTGATTGTAAAAAGCCATGAACATTCGCACAAACCCACGTTTGCGCGAACGCTATTTTTTGGAGTAAAAACATGGCCTATGTTCCACCTGTGGGGCAGACAACAGACCCCGATATTTTCCTGGAAAACGTTAAGCGGGCCGATCGGCTAATTAGTGGTCCGGCGGAAACGGTACTTGACCGCGGCGGGGAGCCGCTGGATACCTGGCGACTTCAGCAACAAAAAATGGATGAAACCCTCGCTCAGTTCCAGGAAAACGGCGCAGCGATGTCATTTTCAACGACTGAGGAGCTTCTTGCTTCCACGCCTACAAGCCAGAACATACTGGCTATTGCCGGTGATACCGGGCTTCAATATTCATGGACGGGCACCGCCTGGGTTTTGTCGGAGTTTCAACCGACCGATGAGTTAAATCAGTTGAAGGCAAAAATCACCGATAGAGCTGTAGATCAGTTGATTTTCAGAGTCCGGGATCAATACGGCTGGTCAGCGTATGAAATTTTCGAATACTTTGTTAACCACCCTAATTTCAGTGTTGATGTGTCACCCGAGAAAAATGATTTTCTGGTCCGTGATAAAAATGGATTCGTTGCATTCTCATCCCGCTGGCTCAACGCCAAGCTGCAGCGGGTTGATGCTGATATTGAGGAGATCCGAAACAGTAATACTGCCGGTACTGATATCGTCGCTCAACTGGATAATGAAGCCCTGGCCTATTCGATGTCAGTCAATAACACCGTAGTAACTGGCATTCAGCGCCCGGTGTTTGACTACAACATCATTATCACCGACGGGCAGAGTTTTTCAACGGCCAATGAAGGCTGGCCTGCGCTATCCAAAATTGCGCAGGAGGTCGGCAACGTATTAATGTTTGGTCAGAGTGTTCGCGGGCTTGACCGTCTCGTTGCTAACTGGCGCCCGGTTGGCGGCGCATCACTACACGACCTGGTTGCTGTCGTTCAGCAGCGCGATACCGTCGATTCATTAGTCCTGACCGATGCGCAAGTGGCCGCGCTGGCCGCCGGGTCTCAAAATGAGGGCGAGTCATTTGATGTAGGCGCCATAAATTTCTGGCGTTCGTTGCAGAATGATTTTCATGGCGTAGCGACTAATCCGGCGCGGAAAATTGTCGTGCTGAACTGCGGTGTTGCAGGGCAGACGGTAGAGCAACTCTCTAAAGGCGCAAACCCCGAGCTGTTCGCGCGCATCGGGATAGCGCTCAGCCAACTCAAAGCCCATATCAATTCTGTTGCGCCAGGCGCTACGCTTGGCGTAGTCGGCATCCTCTACAACCAGGGGCAGTATAACTACAACGGCAGCGCAGGCGGTACGCAGGATAAGACCGCGTTTCTTAATGCTACAACGAAATTAAAAACAGATTTAGACACCGAAGTCATGGGCATTACCGGTCAGAAATTACCACCGGCATTTCTTATTTCGCAAACGTCTGGTAGTTGGACTGTAGATAGCACGCAACTGTCAATAGGTAATGCACAAATTGAAATGGCTAACACCGTGCCGGGCGTGTGGTTAGTGGCATCAGACTATTTTGTTACTGATAAAGCGGGCCACCTCGACCCGAACGGGTACAGGTGGCTAGGGATGTTTTTCGGGAAAGTTTTGCATCGTATACTCGATCGCGGCATTGACTGGAAACCAGTACAACCGCTCAGCTGCGTGTATTCCGGGAAAAGTATTTATAATAATTTCCCGGCGCCTTGTTACCCCATTATTTTCAAAGAGTGCTACGATGCCAATATATCGAAACTTTATCCCAATAAAGGTTTTCGTGTGACGACGAAAGAGTTGGTGGAGTTACCGATAGTTTCAGTTGAAATCGTTGGTGTAGCTACAACAAAAATAACTTTATCAGTTGATGTACCAGAGGGGGCAATTGTCTGGTACGGCTCGAAAACCGTCAGTAACGGCAACGGAAACCTCTGCGACAGCGACCGCACCGTCTCAACGTATAACTACGAATATAGCGCAGGAACCGGGCAGTATCCGTCAGCTAATATCGCGGCATTGGTAGGGAAACCCTACCCGCAAAACAATTTCTGTGTTGCCTTCACAAAATCTGTCACACCATTTCAAGGATAATTCATGAGCTACATTCTTACATCAAAGACGCTTGATGCGTCATCATACGCAATGAGCTATAGCGCAGACGTGCCGGAGAACCTCCAGTATCTGAATATTTTCTCTGATCTGGAATCTGTCGGGCGAAACCTGGTTGATGTTAGTAGAAATACAGTGGTAGGGTCTCCTGTACCTCATGGCATGAGTGGAGGCGTAACGTTCAGAAATAATACGAACTATGTTGATTCCGTTATGCCAGAAACGGATGAATTCACGCTGCTCGCTGCAATGAAAATACCTGCATCAGGTGAAGCCGTACCTTCCTATGCGATATCCAATTCGCGTTCAGACCCGGCTCTTGTGTCGTTTACGTTGGGTGCGGCTAACACCACAACAGCCAGGTTGTTTTATGGGTACGGTACTACTGGTCAGTTCCTGTCGCTTGATATTGCCGCTTCGGGATTGGTAATAATTATCTCCCGAGTAAGGACAGCGGGTTTTTCTCCTGGCGATACGATCGCAGAAATCAGAAATTGTACGGCTGGTACCAGCGCGAAACTGGCAGCGGTTTCAAATATGGGGGCTCACGTAAAAGCCGGGGCGTTCAGAGTCGGTTCGGGATACTCATCGTCAAACGCTAATGCTCAAACCATACTGTGCGCCGGAACATGGGACCGCTACCTTACTGACGATGAGGTGATCACGCAGTACCAGCAACTGAAGGACATGTACGCCAGCTACGGCGTTGCCATTTAATTAAGCGTCAGCGGCTATCGATGGTGATAGCCGCCTTATCAATTAAACGTCCTGAATATCCCCGCGAGCATTGAAAATCTCTCTGGTTATCAGCATTTCATCTGCTGTCAGCGCACGGTTCCATAATGCGTAATGCGACATATCGAATTTACCTGCGAGCCCCGTTGTTTCGTTATTCGCCCCAAAACCAAGACCTTTAATTCTGGCCCCCGCGGCGATATTAATAACGGCAACGTCCCCGCTTCCTGCAAGAACTGTGTCTCCGTTAGTATCATCATAGGTTACGATAACTGTGCCCCACTCTTGTTCCTGAATTCCTGTAGGAAAATTTGTCCAGACTGATGACGTTGCTCCGCCTCCTGCTGACAAAACCCCCACACTTCCCCCGCTACGATATCCTGCTGTATAATTTGGTATCCCCCTGCGTATCCCGGAGTTACCTGTCAGAGAAGCCCAATCATTAATTCTTACGCGAAAAGCTTCGGTAAATGCACCCTCTATCAATGTTGAGCCTGCACTGTTATTTGAAAGCGTGCTATTACCATCAAAATTGATAAACGACTCTACACCAACTACAAGGCTAAGCGGTTTCTGTGTGCCTGTCCCGCGCAGACGATCAAATGTATAATCAGCCGATACGGCGCTATTACCATGTCGCATAATAATTGATGAGACACGATTACCATCGCCAGGGGCATCAATTGCCGCATTGAAATTAAGAAACAAACCTTTCAACAAGTCAGGAATAAAAGGTGCATCACCCGGATCTGACATGGTTACATTGTTAATATAAAAAGGCATTTATATGTTCCTTATTGGTAGAGCCCAAGCTCAATTAATTTTGGACGGACGAGATATTTCATACGGTAGCCGTAAGCCGCGGGCGTCAGGTGGTCTTTTGCTGCAATCATCAGTTGCGTTGGTGGAAGTCCGTTCGCCTGGTCGGTAAGGTCCTGTGCGGTCGGAGTTATACCCTCGGCTGCCAGTTGGTCCCAGATAGTCGCGGAAACCAGCCAAGCCTGCTGGTCGATCGCACGGTTTCCATATGTGGCGACAATTCCGGCATTTACAGCCGCAATATGCGCTTTTGCAGTTTCGGAATAGCTGTGGTTGCTGAAATGTCCCATGACCACGGTGGTTGACAGAAAAGGCGCGAGCCAGTTAACGATCGTGTCTGTCATCGTCAGGATATAGGGCGCATCCCGCCCCTGGTTAATATCGTTTTTCCCGCTCTCCAGAATGATTTCATTCGCCCGATATTTCGATGAGTTAGGGATAAATGGCGTACCTGCAGGTACCGTTACCGCCGCTCCCGCTGCCGTTCGGGTGAATATTCCTGTATTGCCGTTACTCCAGGCAATAGCCCCTGCGACACCGGCCAGAGTTCCTCCCATCGCCATGTTGATACCGTTACTCGGTATATTCGACGCAGTTACCGCCACTCCGCCGGATGCCGGAATGCTGCCGCCGGACACCGTAATTAGCGCCGGTACTGCGCCGATATGCGCAGCGTTCTGCGCGATGATCCCGCCCTCTACGCCCATATTGACGTATGCCGCACCAAATCCAGTGGACATCGAGCTGTAGGTTGAGTTGCTCCGGTTGGTAGACGATGAGCCCACCCCCACGATAGTGCGCAGGTCCACGTTATACGGTACATAATCTCCCGACGGGTGTTTCCAGGTACCTGCTAATGTCGGTCTGGCTGCGATATCTAACTGGGTCTGGAGGATTGGGGCCATGCGGTTTGCCAGACGCGAGATAACAAAATCAGCAAACTGGCCGTCACGCGAGCGTAGCGCCAGGTCCGTAACGCGCTCAGCCCCGTTGGCATCCGGCATAGTAAATACCAGGCCGTAACCTGGTATATTGCGCAGGGCTGGTAGCGATTTTGTTTCCTCCATTTTCCTCATCCACAGCGCTATCGTGTGGTTAGTCGGGGAGCCGTCTTTTTTATCGATGCCCCACGCCTCACGCCCTGCAGCATCTTTAACGACAGCCAGGTAGTTAGAATATTTAAAAATATTATCTATCAGGCCAGAGCGGGAGAGGATTTCCGCGCTAACTTGTGCGGCAACCATATCAACGAATTCTTGTGATACCTGCCGCCGGCCTGTAGGTTCCAGAACCCCGCCAACATTCATGATCTCAATAGCCAGGGCGCTATTATCCGGGCTGCGGTAATAGGTGGTCGAACCGGGCGGAATGTTTGCAATATCGTTTTGGGCCTCTGTAAGCGTCATGTACTGTTTGCTGAGCGGGATGATGTTCTGCCGAATCTCGTCATTTTTCGCCATCATCTGGCGCCAGGTATCCAGAGGCTCCCCGCCCCGATCGGGAATGGTGGCCGGCGGCCCGTTAACCAGTTGGTCGGCGCGTTTCACGTTCTCTAAGAAAATTTCCGGCGTCGTCGTGCCCAGCGGCGGATTCAGGTCATCTGCAGCCATGTTTTTTGCTCCAAAAAATAGCGTTCGCGCAAACGTGGGTTTGAGCGAAAAGAGTTAATCGGGGGTTTTAGTGGGTGTTACGCGACGTTGCCGGGGTATGTGGCGTTGTCGTAATCGTAGAAATCATCGCGGTACTGCCTGGCGGTTATCTCGCATGTCCCGTCATCCTGCGGGACGACTTCGGACACAATGGCGTCGTAGAGGTCGCTCTCAGAACTGCAGAAAATTAGCCTCGGCGGTTCGATGATCGGATCATCCATCAGGATATCGGCAAACTCGGATTGATACGGAACGGATACCTGATAGTTGTCTCCCGTCGGTGATGCCACAAACAGCCGTGACGCCGTACCATCCTGATACCGTAGAAAGATTCGCGGATTTGCAAACGTCCAGTCCAGCGGCTCCGATACGTCGAATATTGTCACCCCACCAGCAGTAGCCATTGACTCAATCAAACACGAAATGGTGTTACTGCCGGGAATGTCATCCGTCAGCACAATACGATCCCCGACGTTGTAGCAGAGCGCGTCCAGCTCCGTCGTCGTTTTATGCGTCATGCGCTGCAGCTGGTATTTTCTCAGTCTGCGCATACCAATCTGGTACGCGTGATCAGGATTGCCTACCCCATCAGCCCGATATGCCTCTATTTTCTGAGGTGTCGGGTTGCCAGGCAGACGGCATTGCACCGTCTCTTCTGCCCACGTCGTGCCGTTGATATAGGTGACGTCAATACCATCGTAATCATCGTCGGTCACCGTGCTGAAATCGGTCTGCAGCTCGGACACCATCTCGTGAGGAGTAATCGCCCCGGTCCAGGGCTTAACCCCTTCACGACCCACTGACGCAACAGATTGGGTATTCAGTAGAAAATAACTCTTACCTGCGGCAGCGATTTTCTGCAGCATTTCCAGTGCAGAGATACTGTCTCCCGTAAAATAATCAAAGGTTTCGCCGTTCGGGGTCCAGTACGCCTGCTCCAGAGCGTCAATCGCTACCGTGTCCATCTCCATATCCAGAGAACGGCCGACATGGTAGAGCGCGCCAGAAATACTACGGGCAACGCCGGAATCATAAATCCGCGTGGCTACAACGTTTACGCGGCGGTCAGACTGCGCCGCCAATTTGCCGCCCGTCTCAACCGTAACCCCCATCAGGGTGACGCCGGCATAGGATGATGGCCGAGCCAGTAGCCGACCACGTAGCGCCTGCCAGTACATCGAGTCGCGTGCGTTGTTCGACCCCTGTTCGTTCCGGCGCCTGCAGCGGACCTCGACAAGACCCGGCGACGCCAGATTGAATCGCTCAGTAAACCCCAAACCGTTGACGTTCTGCAGGGCATAAACGCCCTCTCTGCTCGCCCAACCGGCACCCGAACCATAAACACGGTACTGAATTTCCCACTCGCAATGGCGAATTCGTTTTTTCCCCTTACTGTCGAAACCGCAGATTCCTGACGGAAACGAGAAATTCACCTCGAACGCATCGACCACTTCGTTTTCAGGGCAGACCAGGAAAGGCCCCATCCACGTATCGTTGTCGTTTATACCGGTAGCCTGATAGTCGATCATCGTGCGCGGAGAAAAACCCAACCAGGTGAGATCGATAACGCCGTCAACCAGTCTCTGAACCGTTGCGGTCGTGCCGTCCGCATCCGAAATACGGTATTCGTTACCGCGATGTGCCAGTGAAAGGCGCTGCGTCCCCTCAGGAATTCCCGAAAATGCCGCACCGCCGGCACTACCATAGGCGAGCGTGATATTCGCTGTGACCGCAGGACTACCACCAGTTGATTCCGTGCCCGCGGTAAATACCGGGTTATCACCGAACACTGAAACAGGCAGAGAGGATGTGGTAATGCTGCCACCCAGCCAGGGGCTAGATTTTTCAACTATTCTGACAACTCCGCCATCGTCATGCGCTATCAGGTTTGAGCCAGAAATTGAATCATTTATAGCGACCAGCAACCCGGACATGTTGCCGTAGTTTGTAACCAGTGAAACGCTATAGGTTACCCCCTGCCATGTCAGGCTAAAGGTCTGGCCTCCAGCCGAAAAATCATATGTTGTCGGGGCAGAATTCCCCCTGAGTATCGCAGCTGAGCCACCTACCCCCGGCACCGCATCCTGTTTTGCTGTATACGTTGCAATAACCAAATCGTATTCAGCGCCGCTGATTTCCAGGGTCACAGGCATACCAGAATAGGGAATTATTTCACTCAGCGCGTTACTGACCAGAACGCTATAACCTGACGCGCTTGAAACAAGGACGTTCATCGGGGCAACGATCGTGACTATGGCGCCCTCAACCCATGAAGCAGGCAGCGAATTACCCTCATCATCACCATCATTGCCATCATCCAACCCGTTAAATGTCACCGAAGCACCAGATACCGACATGCTGTCGGCATTAATATCCGTCGAGTTTGGCGACGTCTGAGCCATATCAAGACCGCTGCCGCTGGAGGTGCCACCAACCTCTGTCGAGTTGAACCAGTTTTCACTACGCCGATCCCCTGAGACATCCGCGCCAGGTGCATAAACGTTGTGACTGAACGAATCCCCTAACGCCGAAATGGGTGTGGAACCTACCCGAATATCGCCATTCGTAAACGCGAAGTTCCCTTTCCCCAGGCAAACCATCATTTCAACAGTCATTAGCGTGGGATCATCAGGATTAAAGCGCGTCACTGGCTGTACGACATAATCGGGATAGATACGGCAGCGGCCAAACACTTCGCGAATGGGATCGCCGAGCTTAGCCTGGTTCGCCTTAGCCGGGTTTAAATCCAGCCCCAGACCATTTGAGGATGAGTAACCTCCCTTATCCATGTTGGACATGGTGATCAGCACATAAACAGCCGACGCTGCAGCAATAGCCGCTGCTGCCCATGCTGCGATTGTCGTCGCCGTCACCCCCTCGCCTGGGATCGGGTAGGCTTTTACGTCACTCTCAGCGCTGATAAAACATAACGGCCATTCTGCCGGTGGGACCGGTTTACCGTTAACCTCGAAGGAGACACGCTGCACCATCTCGTTACGGTAGTTATCGACATGCTGGAGCATCCAGTCATGTATGGTCGTATCCCTGTGTTCATGCGTTTCCAGCGGTTCGCCAGGCAAACGCGACGGATAAAGGCGAATTGTCACTGGTAATACTCCACTTTCAGAAACTGACGCTCAAAACGCGCCAGGGGGAGAATGGTTACGTTTCGCCGGGGGTTGCATTCGATCACGTAAAGCAACCCATCCATTTCGACGACTACGCCAAGATGGCCGATCATTTTCCCCATATAGCAGGCGGCCACCGCTCCGTTGCACGGCCTGCAGGGAGTCAGGTCACGCGAAAAACTCTCGCAGAGTTCTCCCATCTCCGGACTCCCCCGCTCTTTAATCACAGCCTCAAACGCGGGCCATTCAGGCAACCCGAGGTCCCGGCGGACCTCATGCACAATGCCGTAGCAGTCGAGAACAGGAAAGGCGCGGCCTCCCATCTGCCAGCGGACAGTCAGGTATTTATCAATGTTAAGCATGGGATACCTATCGGGAGTAACGAAGACCCTGGAAGTACGTGAGGGTGTAGCGATCGCGCGGCCATGCGTAATCGAGCATGTTTTTAAATCCGGCGGTCACGTTCACCGTAAGCGGCGTCCACGAGCCCCCTTTAACCGGCATGATGTAAGGCGGCTCCGCCGGTGCGGTCAGGTCAGTGGAAATGTACTTCCTGAACGTAATGCTGGCACTGGATATGGCATCAATGGCCCTGCGTATAGCAGTGGAAACAACGCCATCGATGTTGCAAAGCATAAATTTCAGGTCCTGCGTGCCATCCTCGTTTCTGGCAGGAAGAGACAGAACAATGGCGCAGGCGATAAACGTTACGGTAGCCCCCTCTTCGGTAACGGCCGTAATATCCTCGTACCCCTCACACAAATAATGAGACTGGCCGCCAATATCGACCTGTAACGTACCGATAATGACCTCCTCCCCGGAGGAGGCATAAAGGCGATTAATCGCTGTCATGTTTAGGCCACTCCTTATTCAAGGCGATATCCAGAAGAGACTGTCCTGCAAGCCACTCTGGATATTTACCCCACCCATCAGGCGGCATTGGCATTTCCCGCACTTCCAGAGTCGCACTAAATTGCCAGTATTTTCCCCCAATTAATGTTGGCCCTTCATAGACTGCAGTAAACCGGCTTTTGTAAAACCCAATGCCAACCGGAGTTTTTAATTTCATCATGAACCATGAACTGCCCCCGAGCAGAGAATCACGGTACCAGGCCATAAATACCTGAGCCTGGGCGTCAGAGGTAAGTATCCATCTAACCGAAACTGAAGCTGGCGTTGAGACGAACCTTCGGCGCTGCCTGGCAAGACCGGTGACCATCTCGGTTCTTAAGAGATTATCAACAGATTTGAACCCATAGCCGTCCTGCAACGGAAGAGGAAGGTACTCATGTGGGTAATAAATATCAGTCACAATTACTCCTTATACCCTCTGACGTATCGACTATGAAGAGCGCGACCAAACTCATTCGATGGTTTATAAACTTGCTGCGCCATATCCCTGCGAATATCTTTCACCAGCTTTTCATTGCGTCGATCTATTGCAGCAAGAGTGGCGTCATCAGGTTTTCCTGTGTAGGAATTCTGGATATGGATATAACCTCCCGCCCCTGAATCCTGCCTGGCCTGTTGGACCTTTGTTAAGGTGTCATCCAGTTTTGCTGAAGTGCTGGCGGTCACAACTCTTTCGCCTTTTTGAAGAAGCCATGTCCCTGTTTCGGGTACACGATCAATACCATCGTGAGCCATGCCAGAAAGTGATAAAGCACCTACAGCAGCAGCAAGGGGCTCAGTAAATGCGGCGGCAACACCTGCTGCGGCTGGAGCCATCGCCGGACCAAAGACAGGAATCGCAGCTGTCGAAGCGTAAGCGGCTAACTGAGCTTGTAAGGCTGTGGCCTGAGCATTAGCAAACATTGCTGAACCAGCTGAGGCCTGTGTTGCTTTTCCTACCATCAGTTGAACAGCCTGATAAACCAGCCACTGAGCCCCCATTTTAACCAGCGTATCAATGACAACATTTCCCAATCCTTCAAATGCATCATTCAGAGATTCTGATACTGATTTGGAGCCATCAATCATGCTCTTAAATCCCTCAGTAATTTCAGATGTCGCACCGTCAAGAATTGCTGTCGTTGCATCAGCTGCAATTTGGCTTAAATTTGCAGCCTCATCAGCATAGTCAATCAATGAATCCATCATCCCCGAGCTCCAGTCCTTCTGTTGCTCATCGGTTTTTCCGTAATATTCCTCCTGTATAGCTAGCCTTTCCTCAAGGGCCGATTTCAGCGCTTCTGTTTGCTGCTTATAGAGGTCTTCCGAAATTTCACCGCGGCTGAAATCACGCTGCAGATCACGCTGCTGTTTCTGGAAGTCTGAGCGAATATCAGCCATTTCCTTCATGCGGTCGCGGGTTTTATTACCCATACCAGCACCAAGAAAATCAATATCACCGAGATCACGAGCTGCGGAATTACTGTCGGCAAGACCTTCACGGAACGTTTTTAACTGTTCAGCAATTTTTTTCTGATCGATAAGTGCGGCATTTTGCAGAAGGGTTTCTTTTTTAGCTTGCTCAAGTGAAATCAATTCCCCTTGGGAAACCTGGTATTTTACTTTTGCAAGTTCAGTATTCTGACTGCCGAGGCTTATTTGTTCCTGCTGCTGTTTAATGAGTCGCTTATAAACATCTTCTGTTTTTTCAGCCGCCTTTACCTCTTCGCTTTTTGGCGTTTTACGTACGGGTTTATTGGATTCATCATTTTGCCATTTCGCTAACCCTTGGTTAACATACAAGTCGCGATTTGTTTTGAATTGAGGTTCATCCTTAAGACCTAATTCATCAGCGGCATAGCCTAACCGAGCTCTTTCCTTTGCCTCTCCTTTAAGCTTTGATAATTCCAGGTCCTGACGGCTTTTTTCAAGGGCATTGGTTTGTTGGGATGTTAAATCAGCCTGGGGCATGCGCATTGGGACGTTAACCAAGCCCTGCCGCTCCATTAAGAGCTGATTTCCCAAACCAAGCAAACGGTTAACTTCCGAATATTTACCAGTCATCATTACAAGGTTCTGGTATTCATCATTTTGACGCCAAGCCCGATCTTTAATAAGATCGTTTCTTCTTCTCTCTTGCTCCTCGAGTGCTTTCAAAATATCACTCGACTTTGCACGCATCTGCCTGAGTTTATCTTCCTCAACAACAACTTGCTCAGTTAGAATGGCTATAGCCTTTGTGATATTTAAATCATTCTCTTGTGTAATACCCGGCTTACTTCTACTTTCATTAAGATCCTGTATTTGTTTATTAAGACCACTTACACTCTTTTGCTGTTCATCAATCAGGCGCTTTTGCTCCTGCATCGCCTCAACTGTCAGTTTTCGGTTGTTATCAACCTCAGGAAGTGACATGGATGAGGTTTTTTCTCTGATTTGATCTATTTGGCTGGCATACTCCTGAGCTGACTTTCTTGCTTGTTCCTGGCTTTGATACATAGCGTACCATGCGCCAGCACCCAGCATAACTAACCCAGGTATACCGCCGACCAACCCAAGAGCACCGCTCATCAACCGGGTGCCAACAGATGTAACGCTGTTAAGGTTATTTTGAGCAGAAACCCTGCCTGAAATATTACGGCTAAGCGCCGCTTGCGCTGCGGCAAGTTTTCTTTCTGCAATAGCTTGTGCATCGGCATTTTTTGCAGCCACAAGCCCGGACTGGGCACGTTCGAGTGCGGTTTTAGCGCGAACTTTTTCTGTAGCCGTCCCCGTAGCGAGGGCTGTAGTCAACCGCCCCTGTGCAGCAGTAACCTTTGCTTCTGCAGCTGCTACTCTTACCTGTTGTGCAGCCTGAACATCTGCACTTTTCGCACTCTGAAGTGCCTGTTGGGCTCGATAAACTGCAGCGCGGGAAGCGGCAACAGAAGATTGAGCAGCTTTTTCCTGAGCTACTGCAAGAGCCACCTCAGATTTTGCGGCTGAAATAAGTGCGCCAGTGGCACTGGTTGCGCTGGTAACAATCCCGCCAAGATACCGGGCTAACCCAATGCCAACGAGTCCACCAGCAGCTGTGGTAATCAGTGACATATTATCTGCTACATCACTGAGGGCTCCGCTGACAGCAGAAGATGTAAGAGAGTCTAGAGTTCCCGCCAGCCCATCAAGACCGCCAGATAGTGCATTTGTCGCGCCAGTTGCCTGGTTCACTCCCCCGACCCATGCCATGAACGAGTTAGTTACTTTTTGCATTGATCCGGAAACTGTCGGCGGTAACGAGGAAAACTCTCCCTGTAAAACACCCAACTGACTGATTAATGCAGGAACGACTTTATCAATCGTGAGTTGCCCCTGATCCGCCATTGCTTTAAGGTCTTTTCGGGCAACACCCATCCCTGCCGCCAGGGCACGGATAACACGATCCCCTGCCTCGTTAACGGCATTAAACTCTTCACCGCGTAACACTCCCTGAGCAAGCGCCTGGCTAAACTGGGTAATAACAGAACCGGCCTCTTCAGAACTTGCACCAGATAGCTTAAGTCCTGTTGATACCGCCTCGGTGATTTTGAGTACTTCATCTGAGCTGTAGCCAAATTCACGCATGGATGCAGCAGCGCGTGAAAATAAATTAGCGTTATCAGTAAAAGCAGTACCCGTACTCTGACTAATAGCCATTAAACGAGTCTGAGATAAAGTGAAATCATTTGAGGAGACAGAGGCCTGTTTAAGCCTTGCGTTTACAGAGTTCCACTGATCAGCGATTTGAACTAATTTCCCTGTCGCGAAGGCCGCAGCGGCTGCCGTAGCGGCTCTACCAGCAGAGGCAAACCCATCAGTAAGATCGGAAAGAGCACGCTGACTTTCTTTAGCAGCAGCAGCAGCCTGACGCCCTCCATTCTGCATGGTTTTATAATAGTCTTGCCCCATACGTGATGCGCGGGCAATCTCAGTCTGGAATGATTGAGAGTTTGCTGAAACCTTAATAATAAGCTCACGTAGGGTTGCCATTCACTACCTCTTTAAAATAAAAAACCTGCCGAAGCAGGTTAATTTTCACAACTAATAAATCTAGTTTGCATTCTGGTCTATAAAATCTCTCAGAATTTGAGATTGACCGCATAACTCTTTATCCGGTGACATTCCTGAATCCTTAGACTTTTGACAGTAATAAAAGTAATCATCATTCTCTTTGGCATATGATATAACTTTATAAAATGCTTTCACGCACAGCGTTGGGTCTAAATGCTGGGAGCAAATGGTACTTGTTAGCTTTTGCAATTCCTGAGGCTCAAGAATTTGCGTTGCATTAGCTGCTGACGTGAGAAAAACAAAACCAAATAATAATTTTTTCACAAATTCCCCCTTTTCTTTAGTAATAGGGAATCCTAAACCGTCCTTGGTTTTTTGTCACTGAGAAGCGGCCAAAAGAGCAGCCTCTAATCCGGCAAATGGATCGCTGCTGTCGCTTACCTCAGCCTCTTCTGAGTTCCACTTGATCAGTGCGTCTTCAAATGTCACTTTTACGCCCTGTGATCCATACATGGCAGAAACAAGCTGAGCATTGAGAATATCGCTACGCACATCGCCGATTGGGCTGATACGGTCATACTCAGCCCACATCCTGAACTCCCCCACCGTCATAGTCTGTCGCAGTTCGCCCAGCGTGCGGCCCATCCGGAGCGCCAGCGCCATCAGAAACTGCATGCCAGGCATTTTTACTTTGCTTTAGCATCATCCGCATCACGGATGAGATCGAGAGCCTGTTTCAGCAGTCGAGAATGGATTGGACCGTAAATTGCTTCAACCTGTTCGGTATCATCGACGGTGAAAACATACTGCAGGTCGGTATCCAGCAAAATATCAATGAAAAGCGTGACATCTGCCCGCATTCCACGAAAAGCGCGTTCAGAGGGGGTGAGCTCTGGTACTTCTGGCGCTTCCTGCCCTTCCGGTGGTTTGGGTTGATCCGGACTGGAGATACTCTGCCAGCGAATCCAGGCTTCAGCCGATGGCTCGCGAATGATAACTTTGGCGTTTTCCCACTCCGGAACGATGACTTCCTTTTTGCGAAAACCCGCCATCGGGGCCAGTGCCAGCGCTTTAAGATTCTGTTTTGACATTAAGTTTATCGCCGGTTTCCCGGCGCTCCATTAACTGATGGTGACGGTGTGATCAGCAGAGGTGATAACGGTGCCATCGGCATCGGTAACCACGCAGGAATAAACCCCGGCGTCACCTGATACTGCGCTGGCCTTATTAAACGTTGCGCTGGTCTGCCCGCTGACCGTAGAAGAGCCTTTTTTCCAGACGTAGGTATAAGGCGCCGTGCCGCCCTGGACGACCACACCCATTGTCAGGGCGCTTCCGGCCGCTACCGTCTGCGATGCAGGAAGGTCTGTCGCGAAAGACAGGATGCCAGGGGCATTAATATTGGTTGGCTTGCCTTTCAGACGCAGCGAGAACGTTGCGGCTACCACACCATTGGCTTGAGAATCCCAGGTGTGCTGACGCACCTCATTGCGCATCAGGAATCCATTACCAGACGGGAAAATAACCTTAAATCCATAAACGCCGTCGTTATCGTATGCTGCACGAAGTGCATCCTGCGCCGGGTTGCGGTAGAAGTTACCGGAAAGTGACATTTCCGACGGTGCCGGAAGCCCGTTGATATTTTCAGTTTCGTCAGAGCATAGCGTCGTCACATCAATATCGTTTTTCTGACCGGCGGTAAAGCTGGCCTGTTTGATAGTGCAACTCAGGTTTAACCAGGTCGCCGTGTCCAGTTCTGCCGCAGTGACCGGCACTGAGGTAATCATTACTACCGTTTTTTGGGCGCGTTCAAATTGTGCTGACATTGCAGCCTCCATAAATGAAAAAACCGCCTGTGGCGGTCGGGTTTGATTGGTTTCAGTCAGGCAGTGACCGTTATTTCAAGCGTTGCCCGATGCAGGTGGGTTGTCGTGTCGTAGCCGGGAATTTTTGTCACCTCAACAGGTGAAAGCACTTCCAGGCGAGAAAGGGCCTCAAGGCGCAACGCTCTGGCTTCATCGTTCGTTTCTGCCCACACATCAACCTGAATGTGCAGCGTCGATTCTGCCTGCCCGCAGAACACATCCCCGGATACGTCAGTCGGTATCGAGAAAATGATATAGGGCGCGGGAACATCGGGAAGCCCGTCACTGCCAAGAGGCACCACATACGGATAAACCCTTCCGCCAGCCAGACGTGACAGCAGGTCATAGATATCATCCTCTGTCATTTAGCCAGCACCTCATCAATCGCCGTATTCATCCTCTGCATCGCTACCTGTGCAGCCTCTTCCAGTCGGGTATCAAACGCCGGGCGGACAAAAGGATGCGCGGGAGCTGTTGCCGTTCCCAGTTCAACAAAGCGCCAGTAGAAAGCATTGCGCTTGTTGCTGGCCTTCATGGTGTTGTCGCTGTTCCCCGTTCGGGGGTTGACGCCACGAATATGCACACCCGATGCGATTTCACCACGGCGGCGGCTTTTCTGGGTGACGACAACAACGTTTTTCTTCAGTTTACCGGTTTGCTCCGGTGCCCGATCAATCACTTCCTGCCGGAGGACTTCAGCCCCGGCGCGGGTAGAGTCCCGGAGGACTTTATTGTTTTCAGCTTTACTGAGGGTCTGCAGGTCTCGTGCGATATCCTGCAAGCCGGAAAAATCCAGATTCACATCAATCATTTTTCGGTCCCTTGTTTGCAGAGAATTTCCAGCCGGGTACCTTTGCTATTTGGCACAGGAGGCCCGTTGACATTCAATGTCACTCCTTTATAAGGACCGTTCAGCACAAGAAGCCGGGATGAGGCCAAAATATCATTGCGATAACGAACCCAGACACGAACGGTTGCATCAGTCCTTTCAGCCCCGGCAGTCAGGCTTTCCCGCCCGCTAATTCCCTTAACCTCTGCCCAGATAGTGGCACCGTCAGCCCATTCTTCTACTGGCTGACCGGACGGAGTACGCGTAGAGGTAAAATTACGGATGGTGATCCGGTGCCGCATCGGTCCAATCTTCATGATCCCCCCGTTAAACTCCCATATCTATGCGATATGGATTAAGCAACCAACGCGCAGGACCAGGGATATCAAGGCTTAGATCATCCCCGCGGTTTTCATATAACCAGCCCAATATAAGAAGAACCGCACTCTGAACAGAGGGCGTGATAATAATTGGGCGATCGCCGGCGCTTTCATGTTCAACTGCGTTATCCAGTTCGGCCTGGTCTGCATAAAAACGACGGTTAAGAAACTGCATAGCAGCATCCTCCGCAGCGGCCAGATACCCCTCCACCATCGTTTTATCGATTTCATCATCCAGCCTGAGATGTTCCATGGCTGTTTCAGTGTTGATTACCGTCATAACCATTACCCTTTGGTTTCAGGGGCGCGGTTCATTTTGTTATCAGGGACGTCACCAACTATCGTCACTAGCCCATTACCTTTGAGCTCGGCAGCACGTAAGCGAGAAACGTGAAAAGGATCATCGGCTGGCGTTCTGAAAATATCGCCATCCATAAACCGCCGGACAGGTTGAACCTGAATAGTCCCGGAATCGGGTACAGGTGATAAGTTGTCGTCAACTGATGCAGTAGATTCAGCCACATTTTTCCTGGCCATCATGCTCTCCTCAAAAAGAGAGGGCCGCTAAGCGGCCCTTAATTGTCAGCCGCCAGAAGCGGTTACATTACCGGTGACAAAAGCCTCCGGCCGATAGACCGCCAACGCCAGACGCTCTTCCGCACGAATGGTGACCATGTTTTTAACAAAGTCGTCTTCGTTTTCGGTGGAGAGCAGGACTTCGATATCCATGCGGTCGAAGATTTGCGCCGCCATATTAAACGCCCCGGTCAGGAAGTTGTTCTGCGCCATGGCCTGTGTTTCCACAACAGGGAGACCCCAGATACGCGGAACACCACCATTGACCGGCTGCGCGATAATATAGCGGCCTTCGTTATCTTTGGTCAGCTCGATGCCCGCCCAGTCAATCGGGTTCAGGACAAAACCAGACGCCGGATACTCCGCCAGCACCGCCTGCAGAACAGCCAGACGCAGACGATCAATCGGAGTGGCATTGGACAAGGTAAGGGCTGGCGCAAATTCTGTTGCCTGCGGCAGAATCCCGAGGATATTCGCACCGGTACCATCGCCGCTCAGCAACTGCTGCTCCTCTTTAAAGCGAAGACCATACTGAGCGCGGCCATCGATATAGCTGGCCAGACCGGGCGCATCGTCCAGGATCTGACGGGACGCTTTAAAATAATGCGCAATGGTACGAACCGGCGCACTTTTCAGCTCAAACTTAATGTCTGATTTTGGCTTCAGGGCACCTTCTGCCACCGCTGCAGCATTATTGGTGAACCCCGTTTCCTGAACAAATTCAATACCGTTAGATGCGGTATTGCCGGGGATAAGCAGATTACGGATAGTCAGTGTGCGTTCCGGCGGGGCGATAATGCCCTGAACACGATCGGAGACCACCAGGCTGTTGGTTGTGCTCACGCCAGTGCCCGTAGTCGCCGGCACGTTCATAATGTCTTTCTGCTCGAGCTTTACACGGATGCTCTTGCGGGCCGAGCTGTCCATCCCTTTGAACTCTTCACTTTCGACCACCAGCTCACCGATCGATTTTCGTTGTTGAGGTGTGTCGTTATGACGGCGTGCACCTTTTTGCTCCAGCTCAGTAAGGCGTTCTTTCAGCTCGTTGAGTTGGTTCAGACTGTCATCAGTGCGTTCTTTCAGCTCCTGCGATACAGTTTGGCCAGACTCCATTTTTTTCTTCACGTCTTCGCCGAAGCTTTTAACCTGCTCCATCACCGCAGAGAGCTGGGTAGAGATTTCGCCAATTGTTTGTGGCTGATCGTCAGCCGATTTTTTCTGGTACATATAAATCCCTTAGAGAATTTTGGGGAGAGAAAACTGGCTCAGTTGCTGGCGCATCGCCGCAATAGCCGCTTTGGTTTCGCCGTCTTCGCCCCCGGACTCACTCCGGTCAAGCAGATAGGACAGCCCGCGGGAGGCGACCGCAGCGGACTGACTTTTCGAGAAACCTGCCTCTCGCAGGAACTTCTCAAATTCAGGTAAAGAAGGAAGGTCACCGTGTGACAGCTTCGACTTAATGACGTCAATACGCGCATCATCGTTGGCCGGCACGGTAACGATGGAGATTTCAACCAGATCGAGCTTCGTTAATGTGCGGATCCGGGTTTTCTCATCGTAATTCGATTCCCGTACGTAATAGCCAATGGAAAGGCCTGTAATGGCACGGGTTTTCATGCCCCGCCAGGCGGTTTTAGCGTAAGCAGCGTCGTCAAGCCACAAAGCCCCTTCACCAAAAAGCCCATGTTGATCTTCTTTCAGGGTAGAGATATCCCAGTTCCCTATGGGCTCGCCGGTGCGATGCTGCCAGAGAACAGGGAACGTTCTCCCCTTCGCACGTGTTTCCTCGATGCTTTCGAGGAATGCACCCGGCGCCACGACTTCGTTGTAGCTATCCACCACATCGAAGACAGAACCGTACCCAGAAAAAAGGCCGTCATCGTTGACGGCCTTAATATCGAAGTCGAATGCCTTTACTTTCATGGCTGCGTTTTTCCGGTACATTCCGGCGTCTCCTCTGATTTAATGCCAAGCCATTCCCGCAGTGCGTTTTTGGCCGATTCACTGTCGCCGGACTTGCCAAGCTGATCTATCGGCAGCAGGTTGGATTGAACGGTAAGTTGATCAGCGCCCGGTTTTGGCTGAAGGTTTTCTTTTTGCCGTGCTTCATTGCGGGTCATCAGACCGTTCTGGGTCATCGTTGAGTAAAAGGCGGCACGAGCGGCGCTGTCAGCGCGTAAGAGACCTTCGATGGAAAACTCCGCGAAGTACTTATTCCTTTCTCCCGGAGCCAGGAGACTTTTACGAACCGCCTGTTCTATACGGGTTAGCCACGGCCGAAGCGAAAAAGTTAAAAAGCCGATCAACATCTGTTCGACTCCACTCCCCCACATCGTTTGCCCCTGGGCACTATGGCCAATCAAACCCGGCCATACTCTGAACCACCGACAAATCTCTTCGATATTGAATGCCCTGGACTGCAGCATCTGGGCATCTTCCGGGTTGAGGTCAACAGGCTGAAACTTCATGCCCGCCTCAAGAACCATCATTTTCCCGGTATTCATCGAACCGGAAAATTGTTCAACCATGCTTTCCCGGACTTCATTGCGCTGCTCTTTTTTCAGGATCTGATCCATTGAGAGAACGCCGCTAGGCCGCATACCGTTTTTGAAGACTTTGGCGCTAGCTTCATCTGTTGCCATTGCCAGACCAAGCGTCTGTCGGGCATAACTAATAGGGGATAGCCCCATGACCCCATTAGTGCTGAAGGCACGGATGTGCATGACGTCTCGTTCATCAATGTTTCGGGATAAACCTGAAGGCCAGTCGCGGTAGGTATAAATGGGCTCTCCGCTGTTACTTAAATCAACCTTCATCCTTTCTGGCCTAAGAGGCACCAGCGAGGTAATACGCTTTCCGGTACGATCGATTTCCGCGTAAGCATTCCCCCATAAAAGCAGGCTGGCCATGATCATTTCCCAGAACTCTACTGCGGTCATGTCAGCATTAGGTTGATTATGGAGGAGCTCATAAAGCGGGTGCTCATTTGCACTCTGGCGACCATCGGCCGTTTTTTCGTAAAAACCAACAGGCAACGTTGCTATGGTTTCGGATAATAATCTCACGCATGACCATACCGCCGACAACTGCAGGGCTTTATCAACCGTAACGGATTTTCCTGCAGCTGACTCCCCGCCTGCATAGCCAGCCCAGAATTCGCCGTCAGTAAGTGAAATGGGTACGCCGAGCCACCGGCGAACGGCACTTTTAATCCGGCCAGGCTTCTTCTCTTTATTCATGGTGACTCACACTATGATGGGATTACTGAAAAAGTCGTCAATATCGCCGGAATCATCCTCATATCCTTCGGAAGCACCGATCGCCATAGCTCCCGCAACAATGCCGTCGATGCGTCCTGTACTCTTTTTCTTTGCAAAAATTCGGTTTTCTTTCTGATCAGCCTCCGTCACTGCTGATGCTGCATTCCAGCGAAGGCAAGGGTTTGTCCTGATGATAATGACGCTGTCATCGAGCAACTCTTCGAACAACTCGATCGAGTGAGGCATCCACAGCCCGGAATCTTTCGCTTTGTAATACCCTTGCCCGTGAGGAATTAAGGGAACAGAAACAGATGCCTCCTCTAGCTCCGGCTCAAGGTATTTAATACGATACTGGTCGAAGGCGATGGCCTTGATATCAAACTTCTGAGTCAGATCTGCAATGCGCTGGGCAACAAAGCCGTATTTCACCGCTTTACCAGGTGTGGTGTGGATGTGACCATCGCGCTCCCAGGCGTCATAAGGTACCCGGTCCGTTTTCGCCCGTTCCAGCAACGTATCTTTCGGGGTCCAGAACTCCACCAGCAACTTACGTTGTTTTGGAAAAAACAACGCCAGTGCAGTCAAATCACGCGATCCAGACAGATCCAGACCGCCATAGCATTCCTCACCTTCAAGTTCATCTGGATCAAAGCTCTCCTCACAACCCATCCAGACATCACTGCTCATCCACGGATTAGCTGCGTCAACCCACTGACAGAAGTTAAGACGTCTGACGATGCTCTCTTTCGATGGCATCCCGCGGGCCTGAGTCACCTGCTCACGAAGATAGCTTTCTTCAAAGGTGTGACCCAGCGAAGGGTTAGCTTTCTTCCAGCAGGACTCATCCTTGAAAGGATCGTCCCCTTCATCCAGAGAACAGATGAAGGCAAAAAAGCTGTCATCATCTATCGAACCGGCAGAAACCTTTCGACCGTATTCGTGATAGTCATAGCAGACGCTGGTTTTATCGTGTCCACTGTTTGTGATCATGAAAATCAGCGCCTGCCGGCGGCCTTTGGTACCGGCACGCATCATTTCAACAACCTGATTGCTTTTATGCTCGTGAACTTCATCAATAAGAGCGCAATGTGGTCGCGGGCCGGACTGCCCATCATCTGAACTGATTGGACGAAAGAAGGAACCTGCCTGAAGAAAAGCCAGGTTCCACTCTTTCCCGGCGCCACCAGATTTATGAATGCGCGCGGAAAGAGCCGGTGACTGATCGACCATCGCCACCGCATCACGGAAGAGAACCATTGCCTGGTCTTTTTTCGTGGCCGCAGCATACACTTCAGCACGAGGCTCTTTATCCGCCGTGAGACAGTAAAGCCCTATCCCGGCAGACAGGGGGGATTTGCCGGATCCCTTCCCGGACTCCACATAGGCCATTCGGAACCGGCGAAAACCGCTGGCTTTTTTCCAGCCATAAATCGAACCGACGATGAAGCACTGCCATGGCAGCAACACGAAAGGCTTGCCTTCGAAATCGCCACCATTGAGCTTCAGAACTTTCGCAAAATAATCAATCGAGCGTTGCGCCGCCTCAACATCCCAATGCAGACCACGAGCGTGACATGACTTCAGGTCGTTGAGATGGCGCTGGCACGAGTTACGGATGTCAGGCCCTGCCAGTTCTTTTCCCGAGGTTACATCCATCGCATATTGGGTTGCAGGATCAACCGAAGAACTTGTCGAGCGTGTCCTCTTCGGGGTCTTCGCCATTCACTTTCACCTTCGTCCTTGCCGCTGGCGTCAGACCGAATTCAACCAGGTAACTTTTAAAACGGCGGTCGGCATCGGCCAGCATCGAAACGGCCGGGTTAGCTTTGATAAGAAAACCACCCTCGGTCTGGACGGTATAGGTTCTTCCCTCTACTGCGATGGTGTCGCGCAACTGAAGGATATCAGCGTAAATATCGCATAGCCGTTCAAGGGCTAAGGTGTCGGCAACCGTTAGCACCCCCATCCCGTCAAGGAGAACCGTCAACCTTCCCCAGGCAACCTTTCCCCAGTCGGTCAGGTGCGCCGGCGGGCTTGGAATTTCTCGCGCCGGAGTCGGTTCTTTATCGTTGAGTTTACGTTTACCCGGGTTGCCGGAGACCACTTTGAGATGGGTCGGTTTCGGGCGTCGTCCTGCCATCGGAACCTCCCAGAAAAAATCTTTTCATTTCGCGGTTTTGTACAAAAAGGATGGGCGGCGGTCATTTAGGGTCAGAGTTCTGAACTTTTGACCCGCCCCTCCCCTATGGACTTGACGTCATCTGAACCAGTGAGAGTTTGGATCAAGCGGAATACCGTTTTCATCGCAGCCGATAACGGTGCCACGCTTCTCCATTCGTTGCTTTGTTGAGTCATGGTGCTGCTTACACAGCCCTTGCCAGTTCTTCCGGCTCCAGAAAAGCTTTTGCGCTTTTGCTATTGCCTGGCTGTCACCAGAGCGCAGAGCCTCCTTCAGTTTGTGCGGGATGATGTGGTCAACCACCGTTGCCGCTGTCACCCTGCCTTGCTCCTGGCACATGACGCACAAGGGGTGCGTACGGAGGAAAATAAGACGCTCACGGTCCCACTTGCTGCCGTAGATGCGGGGCTCTTTGTTCATGTGATATCAGTCCAGGTAGCATAAAAAAACCCGCCGAAGCGGGTTGAATCATTCTTTCTTACGATAGCCAGGTAAACTCTCAGCTCTCTTTCTCATCTTGTACTCAGTCTCGGACCAGAACTCGCTAGGGTCATTATTAAATCCGCAATTCTCGCAGATATAATCACCGGTCCAGCCACCTCTTTGCTTATCCTTTACTACATCATTTGAGCCACACTCAGGGCAATATTTCATAGTTCCTCCGCGTCAACTCACCGAAAGTGAGTATAACCCAGCATTATCACAGGCACTCAGTGAATGCCTGCTGTAATGCTTTGCCACTTCCTGGAGTGGCCACGCTCATGCCCTTGAGTAGCTGCCGCATCATCGCCGCTTATAACCGGTACGCGTCTGGCGTTCGCGCTGCTTTACCGGAGCTTATTGTTATCTATGAACCCTTACCCATCACTACACGGGCTCGCCATTACGCGACTCGGGGCAGCATCACTACTGCTACATTGCCTTTCGGCTGCGGTCTATCCGCTTATTGCTTCATTGCTTTATCCTCGAGTGGGGATAGTTGGTGATTTATCCATTAGTGGGATTAGCAGTCAGCATCTGGCCGGGTAACTGCGCGGCATGCCCACATACAGGCCTCCTGCATTTTGGTACGCGCGATTGCCAGGCTGCGCATAGCTTCATCAATCTCCCGAGCCTGCTCAGCGCTTAACATTGCCGGGCCATTACGGACAGCCAACAATTCACCTCGCTCGGTATCAAGCAAATTACAGAAGTGGCGGCTGACACCTTTAAGGCGGTTCATTCGCTCAATGTCGCCAGCGGTTAATGTGCGGTAGCCTTTTACAGTACTGCCGTCCTGCGGTTTTGCTTCACTCATTTCGTAGCCTTTTCGGTTGATTGCGGGCAGTTCGCCAGCACAGATTTGTTGTGCGCCAGAATGTCGCGCTTGGTCTGCTTATCCAGCACGTCGATATCGTGGTCGGTCAGGTAGATAATGCGAATCCAGGAGCAGGTGGTATCAACGACTACCGGGGCGGGTGAAGTGCTCGCGCAGCTCGCGATCAACATCGTCATCGCCCATACGCTTAACGTCTTCCTGTACATCGCTGGCCCCTTTCGTGACTTCAGCACGGCGTTCTGCCGCGGCGACGGTAGCGGTCGCTTTATCTTCGGTACGTTGCTGCTCGGCTTTTGCTTCGGCTTTACTGGTGCCGCGGGCGTGACCGATACCGAACGCGCCGGCGATAGCTCCCAGTATCACAACCACCAACCCGGCGATTATTTCAAAGCTCATTGCGGCGATCCCTTCAGTTCGTCGGCCTTATCTTTCAGCGCCGGCTGCCTTACGTATTGCGAGAGCACCGCCAGCACCACCAGCGCGGGACTAATCATCGCCACGATATTGGGCGGCAGAATGTTTTTAATGTCCGGCGGCAGCATCGCCCAGGCATGCAGGGCTGCATCCGGGAAAGACTGCGCCCAAACTCCAATCAGCGCGCCGATGGTACCCAGCCTCACAGACCACGTTTTCAACAACAGGCGGGCATGGTCAACGAACTCCAGCCGGGTATATTTGCGCAGTAGCAAAAGGACCAGCACCGCCACCAGCGCCAGCAGAGCGAAAATAATCATCTTCATAGGCTTACCCGCTCTTTGACCCATCCATAAAGGAAGTCCTCATTAGCAGCCCGGCCTTCGGAAAGTTCAAGATATCGGGCGCCCTGGCTGCAATTCAGCCCTTTCAGCAGCGTGGTTTCGCCATCTTTGCCGCGAACGGCCAAATAGCTTTTCAGCGCTGCAATAGTGATGTTGCCAATCGCGCCGTCCGGCTTCAGGTCTGGATATAGCTTGCCCTGCATGTTCAGCGCCGTTAACCAGCGCTGCAGGAATGTACTGACGACGCGAGGCCCCATGTTTACGCCGGTATCACACAATTCCTGTGCGATGGCTGGCGACAGTTCGGCTATGCGGTGGAAATTCGGTTCCGTCCAGTATTGCGACAGGTAAATGGCTTTGGCCGTTTCACGTGGCAATAACTTCATATCCCCGGTGTATTCGTAAGCGCGGGCTGTATTCTGTGTAATGCCCCATCGGGTGGGCCCGCCTTTATCTGAGGGGTTATTTACATAACCGCCCTCTTTTCCGAGGATGCCCTCGATGACTTGATCTGCTGTTGCCATGATTATGCCTTGTTATTGTCTCTGTCTTTGCCAGCGCGCAGCTAACCCGACGCTTATACCAGCCGCCTTTTGAAATTGTGATTGGTTCATCAGTGCCTCAGTGCATCAACCAGACGTGCGACGTTTCCTCTGAACCAGAGAACGGCACCGCAGATAAGAATGTTTGCCAGCACCACCAGCCAGTGGGATGACTCATATAGACCAAACAGGAAGCGGAACGGGATACTGGCATAAACCAGCACCATGAGATAAGCCAGAACAGATATTCCCGGTCTGTGCCGGGAGCCACCACGCTGGTAGAACATCAGGGCCAGAACAATTACTGCGCAAATGACTGCATTCGCCAGCGCTGAAGGATCATTTACCACTTGAACCTCCTCCCCGGAACCGGGTAAGCATATTGAACAAGCTATTCAGGTCCTGGCTATTAAGGAACGTCAGCACTTTAATGATCATCGCCGAAAGCAACACGGCGCCCAGTGCGTCAAGCGGGCGATCGCTGTAGCCGGTCCAGCTTGATAGCTTTGAGCCCACCAGCCCGGCGCCGAGAACGCCAACAATGAATGACGTCATGAAATACGCCACCAGCTTTCCGCGTGAAATATTCGCTGCTGTGGCCACGTAGAAAACTGCACCGGCGAACGCACCAAACACAACGCCGTAATCAATCCCGGTAGCCAGGCCAAACATACTGGCCCCCATCAGACCACCAGCCGCAATCGTAGTCCCAGAGACTGGATCGGACATTTAGCCCCCTCTTTTGCTGTGAGTTCCTCTCAGTTGAGGGGAATAAATTAGCCTGCCTATTCCACAGGCTGTAAAGAAAAGGCCCACATCAGTGGGCCTTTTGTTATTGCTACATCCAGCGCTGCCAGAAAACGATCACGGCTAACCCCAGCCAGAAAAACGTCCACAACCAGATCATAAAATCTCCCTCCTCATAACGATAAAAGTAACTTTGCTTCGGACCCAGTGATTATCTCAGGGTCACTGGCGCAAAATTCCCGTTAAGGAGGTAGATCTGCTGTTTCAGCGATTTTTTTTAAAAGTGACTTTTGACACTCTGTCAAAGGCACCCTCACGGATGCCTTTTGCACATTGTCATGCTTTTCTTTTAAATGGCCAGCAACGGCACACCAACAGCGCAGCGACGATAACCACCAGCAGCACCATATCCATCAGCATGCCAGCCAGTCGCCAGGCTACGAACAGTAGAACGGCAAACAACGCCCAGAAACACAGCCTGCGCAGCATGATTATTTACCGTTGGTACCGAGCACCCGGCTCAGGTTTTTCAGCAGGACAGTCGAGGCCGTTTCCAGCATGTCATCGCCCGCATCGGTATTGGCGACCACCAGCGTCTTAGTGCAGGGAACCTTCACCTTCGAATCGCTCAGCCAACCGGATTCGGTCACCGCCTTTTTCAGTTCATACACCGGTTTCCCGTTAGGCAACTTATCGTTTACGTGCCAGCCGTTCATGTCGATCATCGTCAGGCCGCTGCCTTCCTGATTAACCGCCTCCAGAAACTTATTCGACCGGTCCGGTGCTGATACCCAGAGGAAGGCGTCATACTCGCCAGTGGTGACTTTCGCCAGAGAGCGCACCCCGCCTTTGGCATAGGTCTCGACTTTGGCGTAATCCTTTTCCAGCCCCTGAAGATATTGCCAGGATGCATACGATCCGCTGGTTGGCTCGCCGACTGCGATTTTCACACCAGCCTTTAAATCCCCTTCACCGCTGACCTTGCCGCCCTTTTTCACCGCGACAAAAACGCATTCATCAGCCAGTTCGCCGATGATGTCCACCTTCTGCGCTTCGTTGCTATGCCGACTACGCCAGAACTGGAAAGCATCAGCCTGGGTGAAACCAATCTGGGCGGTACCGCTGGCCACCTTGTCGAGATTGTCCAGAGAGCCTTTGCTGGGGATCACCGTCGAGCTGTAGCCATACTCACTTAGTGCGCTGGCGAGATTAACGCCATACACCGCGTTGTAGGTCAAACCCTGCTGACCCGTGGTGATGACGACCTCAGCAGCCGAAGCGGCGTTACTCAGGCACAACGAAGCGACCACGATAGCGGCCATGATGACTTTTTTCATGTGACTTTCCTTTTGAGGTGAGCCTTCGCCCGGAGTAGTCGCCCTGCAGAACAGTCACAACGACCATTCCAAAGGCTCACCCCGAAAAGCTCTGCAGGTTTATGCGTCGGGCGTGACGCGGATATGGAAAAGGCCCGCGAATGCGGGCCCTAAAAGCATGAAAAAAATATGAATAAAAACTAGAACAACGTCGTTCTAATAAACCATGTTGTAATTTATAACTCTCGGTAAGCTGGTTGCAAAGCTTCACACCATTGTCTTAAAGTCGAAGCTCTTCGCTTCTTGGTTTTATCGCTAAGCGATAAGCACATCTCAAACAAAAAAGGTTCTGCCGTTGAAGGATCTAGTTCTGAAAGATTTTTTGCCTGACTCCATTGTATCCAAGCCCAACCACAATGACTGGCCTCAAAACCACGAGCCGCAATCCTTAATCTCTTTTCATACTCAGATTCAGCTAATTGTTGTCCCAGTGCAGAGACTGAACCATTTTCATTAAGTAAACCTAGTATTTTACCTGCGTGTATATAGTACTGTATATGACGAGGATCCAGCCCTGTACTAATTACATCAAGATATATGCCCTTCCATTTTAACTCTACAATTTTAAAAACCTGATCAATTAAATTGGCTTGGGGTACCTGATAGCCGCCAACAACCTGGGCAGACATCTTAGCCAAAGTTTTTGAGTAAAACTCAGCATCCGTTTTTCGAACTGTTAATACAGTCTCATCTGTATAGTTACTTTTCAATTCAAAACTTGAACTTGTATTAACAACAGAGTCAAATAAAGCTGAAAGCATTTGAACATCAATGTTATTATTTTTAATAAAACTAACTATATCACCCTTAAGACCAATAAGATCATTTAACTCTTTTAATAACGGTTCTACTGTCTGCATCTTTTCAGCTTGGAAAGAAAGCACAAAAGATCCAGGGCGACCAGCCACTGGTCGCATCAAGTCCTTTTGATCAAAAGAGTTAATTATAGATGAGTATAAGTTATTGAAACATTCGAATAACTTAGAAACACCACTTAGTACTAATGGGTCTGTAGATGACTTAGTTTTCTCCACATGAATTTCATGTGTTGAAAACTCAATTGCCTTACCTATTTTACCATTAGCTAAAACAGGCAGTACAGAGCTTATAAACAATCCACTTTGTGGCAAGGTCATGTTGTTAGAGACAGAGGACGAGTCTAAAGCCAATGCTACAACACGCTCATCCTCATAAAAAATATCTAACTGATAGTATTTCTTTTGCTCTTGGTGCATCAGAACGCTACGAATATCTATTCTTTTTCTTTCCAAAGATTCTAAGCGTTCAGCAGATATAGGAATGATGATCCATTTTTCGAAGTCATCAAAATCCCCTAACCAATAAACAGCAAATAGACTATTTATCTCATTAGTCACTGAGAAAAACTTTGGACCTTCGAAAAACTCATAAACATTTTCGTATTTTAGTTCACCAAACACGCTGTCTTTAAGGAAGATGTTACTCATTTGTCCAGCCTCCTTACACAAACAAATTTGGCATGTACCTGCGATTCGTTATAAAGCCATATTGTGTAGTGAGTAGAATCTGGAGCCCCAGTCTTTAGCATAACTCCGTCGTTTGCTGCAAACTCACCCTGAGCAATAAATCTCTCTCCAATACCATCAGGAAACTTATTAAAGGCGTTAACAATTGAATTTTCATCAGTATAAACTGATACACCATAACAACACTTTAGTTTATGCCCTGTAAATTTTTTTAATCGTTTAGGATTTTCATCTTTCATATTCAAAAAGCACTGATCCCCTGGAGGATTTGCCTTTGTAAGACGAAAAAATACACCTGAAGCATCTTGCGCTTCCTTCGGTGGGGTTCCCGATGGGAAGTCCGCAGGAAACGTTAATGATTTTTTATTTGTTGTTGTTTGCTGTGTGATTTGAGTCATGTCCATAATCCAAGACGATTAACAGTAAAACTGCCAATCGCTTTGGTAATTCAGTGCAATCCATTGGCATTAGATGCAATATAGCAACAAGTAAACCTTTCCTAAATGCGATTTGGTTATATGTGCAACGCTTAAAACAATCAAATAATCATAAGCACTACATATTGATAGCCGACTATGGTTAGACACTAAATATGTTCAATTGGTGTTAATTAATGTTCTTTATATTTTAATCTCTCCTCTTATCCCGGTAAGCTTCGTTTCGTAGAGCCTGCGCCACCGGAACCGCGCCAGCAGATACTTCACACTAGTATATGGTGCTGATTGACGGAATCGAACCGCCGACATCCTGCTTACAAGGCAGGCGCTCTACCTACTGAGCTAAACCAGCAAATTGCGCATTTCACTGACCGTCTGTTCAAACCGCTCGGTTTCCAGTTCAACGCCTATCCCACGCCGCCCGAGCAGAGCAGCTTGCTTTAGCGTTGAACCAGAACCAGCAAAGAAATCAGCTACGACCTCCCCCTGCCGACTGCTTGCAGTAATGATCTGCTGGAGCATATCGGCAGGTTTTTCGCATGGGTGCTTACCTGGGTAGAACTGAACTGGCTTATGCGTCCAGACGTCGGTATATGGCACCGTGACCGATACGCTAAATGGGCGCCGTAACCGGTAATACTCCTGCTGAAGTTCAGAGTACTTCCGGTTAAGTGATTGCCATGTCGCCACAAGCTGGTGGTGAGGCTTGCCCAGTTCGCTGCGGGAGTATTTATCCATAGCAATTTTCTGGAACAGCGCCTGCAGCTTCAGGTAATCCGCTTCGTTCGGCAGCTGCCACTGACTCAGACCAAACCAGTGGGAAACCATATTTTTCTTACCCGTTGCTTCTGCAATCTGCATTGACGTCACGCCGAGAGAATCCCTGGCATCCCGGAAGTAAGAAATCAGAGGCGCCATGACATGCTGTTTTAACTCATTACACTTTGCAGCATATCCATCATCTTTGGGCTTGTACGGCCCCTGATAATGGTCGGCAAAAATGATACGTTCCGTCGCTGGGAAATATGACCGGAGGCTCTCTTTGTTGCATCCGTTCCAGCGCCCCGAAGGTTTGGCCCAGATGATATGGTTAAGTAGGTTAAACCGCTCTCTCACCAACAGCTCTATATCCGCTGCCAGGCGGTGCCCACAGAACAGATACATGCTGCCGGCAGGTTTTAACACTCGCCAGAACTGTGCCAGACAGCTATCCAGCCAACGTAAATAGTCTTCGTCCCCTTTCCATTGGTTATCCCAGCCGTTTGGCTTCACCTTAAAGTAAGGCGGATCGGTAACAATCAGATCAATGGAGTTATCGGGTAGCGTTGGGAGGTATTGCAGGCAATCAGCATTGATGAATTCGATACTGGATATTTTTACAGTGTTTTTCATAGATCAGTAAGCGCAACTCTGTTAGGCTCACTATGCTTTTGCGCTAAAGCAGTGGGCCCTGGTTCGCTTGTGACCTTCAACATGAGCGAATGGCTGGTGAGTGCTCTAACACCCACCAGCCGCCCATTTTCACAGCAGAAAGCCCCCATTACTGGAGGCGCTTATAACATCCAAACTGATATTCTAATAAACCTGCCATCACAAGTTGCGTCAGTATTAACTGGCAACGTTCGCGCGTCAGGTGTGTGTTCTGCGCAATCTCCCCAGCCGTAGCCGGTTTATCGCTTAGCTCATTAAAAACAGCTTTTGCTGTTTCCGTCATATCTTGCTGATTTAGCATGTCTTTTACCTCAAAAGGTGGCGTGACATACAGATAACTCTGGTTAGTGAGCACAGCAAGAAACAATCGCGATAAACATAAAAAAACCCACCAGAGCGATTTTTTAATGTTTAAGCTGTGTGTCGAAGTGACCACTCTTAACACGTTACATAACAAAATGCGGACCGCGTTAGTGTTTTTTTCAACAAAGATAGTATTATTTCCTTACAAATTCATCCCTAAGGACTAGTTGTATGCAAGATGAACTATCATTTTCTTTTCGAGACGAGTTTCGTAGAAGGGTAATTGCTGAGAATATTATAAAGCTACTCAAACCAGAAGCGGACCTCTCACCTCTAGTCATTGATGGAGACTGGGGGACGGGAAAGACAGAGTTTAGTATAAAGTTAAAAAATCTAATTTTAGTGCAGGAACCTGAATCAAGAGTTATTTATATTGATGCTTTTAAAGGTGATCATGCAGATTCTCCATTATTATTGATAACATCAGCAATTGCTAGCGTTTTACCTAAGGAGCATAAAACTAAATTTATCGAGAAAGCCCTTCCGGCAATCAGATTTGGGTTAAAGACAGCTGTTAAGGCCGGTGCAGGATGGGTACTAAAACAAGAGACTGACAATCTAGCTGAGGAATTTAAAGATGCAATAAAGAAAGCTAGTAATGCAGCTATAGACGGAACGATAGAGAACATACTCGAAGATCATATTGAGGCTGAAAAAAACATCCACTCATTAAAATGCTGCATAGAAGATATTGCATGTATTAATAAAACTATAATCATAATTGATGAACTTGATAGATGCAGACCAAGCTTTTCCACTAGCATTCTTGAAACTATAAAACATATCTTTGACACTGAAAATGTATTTTTTATACTTGTAACAAACTCAGTTCAATTGAGAGCATCTATAAACCATACATATGGTTATAGCATTGATGCACAGAAATATCTTGATAAATTTATTAAATACACGATCACATTACCAGACACATTCAAAACTGATAGACAGGAAGTTCGTAGGACATCAGTAGAATACTGGCTTCAGCTTTCAAAACAAAACAATAGCCTTAAGTTAATACAAGACTGCGCTGGTAAAGATGTATGTGAATTGATTGAAAGAACAAACCTTTCCCTTAGGGAAACACAAACACTCGCAAGAAACCTATATATATTCCAGCAATTGAATGATAATATCTTCCAGGAAAAAACATATTACATTTACAAGTTGATTTTTTTAGCGGCTGTTTTTATGCACTGTTTTGGCGATAAAAAAATCCTGCATGGTGAACTAACCAACGATACTATAGATTCAATCGCCAAAACGTTTAATATAACTGAAATACCTTATAATACAGATTCTCCTTATAGTATATCAAGATTCATATTTGTTTTTTATGGTATAATAAAAGATGATTTACACCTCACTAATAGATTCAAACCACACCAAGGTGATGATGACAGTTCCTTTAATGAAGTATATTCAAAAATTGAGGGTGATAATCTGTGGAATACAAATATGAAAAAACAAATAAATATATACATGGAAAAAATGTCGTTTATACATAGTCACTAAATTACCAAGTGCCCAGTTAAGTGGGCACTTGCTTCAATCATACATCCATGTCTAAAACAATATCTATCATAGATAGACAACCATCAATAAACCCTTCTGCCATCTGTATCTCTATTCGAATCAACTTCTCATCTTTCTTTTGTACCTTAGCTATTTTGCGTTTCGAGATACCGTACAGATAATGAGCAACGAGCAAACTATGTTCATATGGTTTCTTTTCGCGAAGTCTTGCCAAGCAGCCTTCAATAATCAGAGCGTCATCATCGGTACAACACAAACGCATTTTACCACCCTGCGGAAGCAATCCCTTGAACCCGGCCGCAATGTGGGAATAATCAATTCCGGAGCTGTCAGCTGCCGCCCACCCGCCCCATAAATCTAAAACCTGTTGCATATTACGCATTTAATTCTCCATACACTCATGCTTTTAAAATGACACCGATACCCATTACCCGATCCAAAAAACGCGCCCACAGTTCTAACTGTGTACCGTATTTCTGTTCGAATGCTGGTGCATCGGCATGTAATTCGTCGTGGCACACTCTGCACAGTGGGATCACGAAGATATCATGGGCCTTTGTTGCGGTTCCTCCCAGGCCATGGCCTATTATGTGGTGTGGATCGTCAGCCGGTTGCCTACAGCATTCACATGGCTGCGTTTTTACCCACCGGGTATATTCAGAACTAACCCAGCGACGCCGCTTAGGCCGGAGCATAAATGACTCCGGGCTTTCGGGATCGATAGACAGCTTCAGGATTGGTTTATGGTATTCCGGAGGTTCTTCAGCTAACTCGTCAATAACACTGCTTTCTGGTAGTCCTACTCCCTTCACCAATTCCTGAAAAATATCGACCGCAGGTACCGACGGGACAATGTCGCTTTCTTTATAGACGGAAAGAAACGGCTCATTTGGAAGCCTTAAAGCGTGCTGTGCCATCGTTTCAGTAACGGCTTCGCCAATACCCGATTTCACCGCCCACCAGCAGAGCTCCGCCATTGATAGCTCGCGTTCTTTGTTATACCCGAGACTGATTAGAACAATGTCGATAACCCAATCTACGACGTTCCGGTAAGCCAGTTCTGACAACTCAACCGTAGTCTGTTCTGCCAGGGTCCGATCGCAATGCCAACATACCACCATCGCGCCAGGCGGATGGCGCATGGTTACAACCTCATGGTGATGGTAATCCGAATGAGGGTACTGGCATTCTTTAAATCTCCGGATCAGCCATGCTTCAAGCGCGTTAATTCCACCAGCAGCATTCAATACGCGTTCATCACTGAAAAAGGCGCGCAATATGTCCAGTTCGGCAAGCGGTTGGCGCGCATCAGGGATCCGTCCGGTCGGCAGGGATTTCATCTTATCGGGCTGGCGCTCAATCAGAACGCGCCCGCCGATAAAAAGATGCATTAGCTCGCGCCCAGGCTTAAACAGCACAACGCCGAGACGTGGAACAATTTCCGGAGTAAGCAACGCTCGCACAATGCCCCCTAAACCTTCAGATCTTTTAGCTTCTGCACGGCTTTACCAACTTCAGCCATAGCATCGACGAACTCGTCAAACTTCCTGCTGGCCATTCCATACGCCTGGAGAATCTCCAATTTCAAAGGATCGAGCTGCTTCTTAATTTCTGCACGATCCCCAGCTTTTTTCTCCGCTTCCTCTGCCGCTTTGATCAAGGCGTCAGCCTGTTTACGTAATGCTTCCGGTGTTACTTCGATCTGTTTATTCATTTTGCATTCCATCGTCGGCTGAGGAGGTGTCATAGCAGGCGCCACAGGGTGGTGCAAAGTTGTAGATCGTCCGTCGTCAACCACGCAAAGCATCCCGCTCTCACGGATGATTTCGATCAGGGTCTCTTTGTCTTTGCGATTGAGCCCACTGTATGCCGCCACTTTGTGCGTCAGGTGGGTTAGCGTTGCGCCTTCTGGTTGCCTCTCTACAAAGCGCTTTACCCTGGAGAGCACTGGTTGCAGGTGTGGGGGAGTCATTCTCATTTTCATCCCCTTACTGCGTGACAATGCCAATTAGCTTCAAGAGCTCAGGAAACTTCGATTCGAAGAAGTGCGGTTGCGTCTCACGTGGATTTGCCGGGCTGGTGATGTTTTTACCGTACAGACAACCTTTTGCCGTAACAGACCAGAATCTTTTCACGCCATTGATACCCGTTCGGCTGCGGCGCTCCTTCTGCTCGACTATGCCGTGACCAGCCATAAGGTGATAAGCCTGGTTCGCAGTCATTCTGATGTTGTTAGCTTTAAGCAAAGCGCTAAGAGACAGTGTTGGTCTGCTGGAACCATCCTGTGCGCCAGCTGGCGCATCAATGGCGTATGAAGGCATTAAATCAGGCAGCCCAGCCACCTGCTGAAGCTTCTGATATGCCCCGAGCTTTGACGAATTAGAGAGATTGAGCATTTTGGCTGCAGATTCCAGGAGGATTATGCCAGCCTGAATGCGATCGGTATTGACGGTTGCAGCCCCAGCAGTGTGGAGCGCGTCAAACGTTCTGATGACCTTCAGATTAAAAACAGCGCTGATCCACATCGCGTAGGCATACACCAACTCACGGCAAACATAGGTACCTTGCTCATTTCCGCCGCGGATGACACTTACAGGTTCTGAAATAACCGAGTTGCTATTTTGCAACTCGCCTATCAATTGCGCAGTTTGTTCGTTGCGGAGCCAGAATGCAGGCTTATGGCGGTCTAGGGAGCCGGAAGCACGATGGAGATCGTTTAGGCAATAACGACCAAGGACATCACGACGAACAAAAATACCATCAATAACAAAAAAGGTGTGATTATTGGATGCAGCAGCACCCATGACGTGGTTAGTCATAGCTTTCTCCATACACTTTAACGTGACGATCGGGCCTGCACGCCCGTTTCGTTTGCACCTTTTGAGATTACTGGCAAGTTGCATAGACTTCAACCCACCACTGAACAAACATCCAGCGTTTTTTTATACGCAGATATGGTGATTTCTACCCGCCCTCCCTTAACATTTTCACCCCACTCGATAGCCATGCGTTTAACCTGGTTGTCATCTTCCCAAATCCCGGCATAGGTCAAAGCATCGAGCAGGGCCTTGTTGTAATTATCCAGGTCACGCCGGCGGTAATCCGGTGGGTAAAGAATAATTTCTACAGCTGCTGGCACGGTTGATGGTTTAGGTATTGCACGCAGTTGCTCAATGACCGCTGAACGTACAGCATGTTTGAATTTACGCCCGGCGGCGCTGACCAGATGCTTACCTTTTGCAGCCCCCTTATTTGGGGATCTCCAATAGGCATTCACGCTGGGCGGAAAAGGAAGTAAAAATTTCATCACTCCTCCAGTACCATTTTGAGCTCGAAAGGCACGTCGCCACCGCAATAGCAGAGTTGCCCCAGGTCTGACATGAGGCTCCATAGGGTCATTGACGAATAGCCATTTTCGTCAGTCGCCGGCGGCTCAAATTCACCAAATATTCCTGGCGCACGAGCACGATTTTCATCGTGTTGGACTTGCATAAATCTCAGGGCGATATCATTCAACTTCACCTTTACGATGCTGTTGAGGTTAACTGAAACCTCCCTGGTTAATAGCGAAGTGGTGATGCTGATACCGCGGGAAACCCCGCGGGTAATCTTGATGGCCCCTTTTCTCTCCAGCGCTTGAGGTGGGTTGCCGCCGCATTGGGGGACCGGCACCCCAACATGCCGGTCAGTTCGTGGGTGGTAGGCGGGAAACCATGCTTACGTTGGTAATCGATCAGGAGGTTCAGAACCTCCTGCTGCCTGAGAGTTAACTTAATCATGCTGCCCGCTCCTGTTTGTTAAGGCACATTTCCGGCAGATTGGCTCTAACCAGCGCCTCAGCGAACGGCGGCGGCACGGCGTTTCCGCAGCGCGCAACTTGCTTGTCCTTCGAATACTTCACGCCGCGGTAGTCCCGGTCGATGATGTACCACTCAGGGAAGCCCTGCGCGCGATAGAGCTCATGCGGTTGCAGCATGCGCATCCCGATATCAACAATTCGGAACGTAACGCCGTCAATATCCACCAGCCCGGTGCTGTCCTCCCCGCAGTATTCCCGCAGAAATACCAGCACCTGCTGAGCGCGCTCTTCGTCGTAGTCCTCGACCGCCAGTGTCGTTTTAACTTCTCCCACATGCTGGCCGCCGGCGGTAATTGTCGGCATCGGCTCGTCAGCGCGCTGACCGTCGCGGCAGGTCCCACGCAGTTTGACCAGGTGGGATGAGACTATTGCCGCATCGGCTTTAGTGGTCATTGTCTGCAGCGGTTCGCTAACATCACGCGGGCGGCTCTGCCCTGCTCGCCCACCAACGCCAACAACCTGGGCTGTAACCAGTGCATGATGATCAACCGTTGTCACCGAGTGGGCGGGCTCATCCAGTCCTACGCCCGCCCCGGTATAGTTCCCGCCATAGTGTTTCGCGAGAAAGGCGCTTACCGTCGCAAATTTATTACCGCCGGCGGTGACAGTGCCAAGAGGATTGTTCAGCTGCAGCACACGCGGCTCTTGTCCGGGGCGCTCGCCGTAACCCATCTGAATCAACGTCGGCACAACCAGCTGCGATTTACCGCCGCCGCCCGCGGTAATCGTCGCGCTGGGCTCATCGGCGCGATGGCCGATGCTGGCGCCAAACTGACGCGCAATGATTGGTGTCAGTAACAAATGTTCATTTTTGCTTGTAACTGTTGTTAATGGACTTTTGGCGCTATACGCCATTCGATCCCCGCCGAATCCGGTTTGACCAATCCTCGCAATGTATGGTGTGACCAGGCAGGCACGGGACTGTTTCAGGATGGTGTGAGCAGGTTTATCCAGTGGACGTGGCTTAGCCTGGTACTCGCTGCCGCCATTTCCGGCCAGGAACGGCGCCAACTCAGCTTCAACGATACCCAGTGCGTGACCATTACCGCCCGGGCGTTTTGACGTGCCGGCGGTCACAGTCGGTACCGGTTCGGTGACTGGCTGCCCGGTGGCGCCGGTACGGAATTTTGTCAGGTGAGGAACCGCCACAGCAAAGCCATGGGTTTTAGTGATGGTCTGCAGGGGATCCGCCAACGCCTGCCCCCGGAAACAGTCGTAATTTCCCCGTGACGTGGTGTGGTTGCATTTCACGATGAACGGATCCGCGCAGTCGATAACGAAGCGCTGAATGCCGCGGGCTATCCTTTTCAGCGTATTCTCTGCCAGCGGCTTTTTGCGGTCGAATATCGACCGGGCTGCAATAGACCAATCAATGCATTCCGCCGCGGTGCGAAACGGTGCCAGCTTACCTGCCAGTACCGCCGCCGATTTCGGATCCCCGTGTGTAGTCTCCGGCCAGACAATAGGCTGATCATCACGACGCATCACCATGAAGAATCTTTTACGGATGGTTGGGGTTCCAAGGTCGGATGCACGCAGTTCACGGCAATCCAGATCGTAACCAAGCCCCGAAATCAGCCGCTGAGCCTGCTCGCTTTCCAGCGAGAGCTCCAGAAATTCGCAGCACTCTACCAGCGCAGGATGATCAGCAGGAATGCCAGTTGTTAGCATGCCGACAAATGCCCGGAATGTTTCGCCAACGCGCGCAGGGTCTGGGCGCATTTCTGCCGCCAGCAGCGGGCCCCACGTTTTGAACTCCTCCACGTTCTCCAACATCATCACCCGTGGGCCAACATCCAGGGCCCAACGAATGACAATCCACGCCAGCCCACGGATGGCTTTTTCTACAGGCTTCGCCCCTTTCGCCTTCGAGAAGTGGCGACAATCTGGCGAAAACCAGGCGAGACCTACAGGTTTGCCGCTGGTGGCAGCTGCAGGAGAAACATCAAACACGCTTTCGCAATAGTGCAATGTGTCAGGATGGTTAGTGCGGTGCATGGCCACGGCGTTCTCGTCGTGGTTAATAGCAATATCAACGCTGCGCCCGATCGCCATTTCGATCCCGGTTGATGCCCCGCCGCCGCCAGCAAAATTATCAACAATCAGCTCACGCATGGCTCACCCCCTGCATGCTTTCAACCAGTCCACCAGCAATAGCGATGATTTCACTGGTGGGCATACGCTCCAGCCAGAGCTGGTTAATTTGTGCCTTCAGCTTGTTTTGATGGGACAACTCCATATCTTCGGCTCCTTCAACCTGTCGAAACAACAGCCCTACTTCCAATGGCCAGATACGTGATTCCGTCGCCGGTAATTCCACAGGCGCTGCAGGTGGTTCTACTGCCGCCGCCGGCGCTGTTACTTGTGCTGGAATATTGCCAACAGCAAACTGCGCCAGCCTCATGAATGCATGACCCTTAGCTTCCAGATCGGACCGGTGGATATAGCTGAAACGCTCGCCTCGCCATGACTTATCAAACACAACAATGGCACCAGCGAAAAATGCGCTGGTGGGCTTTTGCTTATCATCAGCAGGGATAAACCACGAAGGCAGATCGAAACCAATACGACCGCGAATCAAGACAATGTGATCGGCATCTTCTGGCCACCACGTTTCGCTCGGTGCAGCTTTGAGTAGGAAAACATAGCGACCGCCTTTCTCGCGTTGATCTGCAGCGTACTGCATGATGTGCGTCATACCGGTGATCGCCTGCTTTTCGTGGTACTGAGAGCGGCTATATGGTGGATTGCCAAACCCAGCACCACCCAGTTCTTCAAGGTGGGTCGACCAATCCTGTGTAAGCGCGTTATCTTCTGCTGTGAACCATGCAGGGCATTTTGCATTGCTGTCGTCAGCGAACAGATCCAGAACCAACGGACCAAACATTGCGTTAATCCCCCAGAACAGAGGATCCGGTGTTCGCCATTGATCCCCGATTTCTTTCAAATAATGCGCGCTTAACTGGCGCTGTTCTTCAAGAGCCAGGCAGTAAGGGCTGATTGTCTTTTCTGCGGCTTGTTCTTCCGCATTCATCACTTCTGAAACTTCCTGGCTCATAGATTTCCCCTGCGCTGGTCTGCTCGTACAAGTGCCCTCAGAAACCAGTAACGACGGTCAAAGCTAAACAGGCCCCTGGTGAGTAACGCAAAATTTCTGCGGAATAAAACATCGTGTCTCCACCAGGTTCGCCAGTGATTGAGCCGGAGGTGGCGGCGGATCGTTCTAATTAATCGGAGCACAGGTCACCTCCGCAGTAATTACCTGCCAGCATAGAAATTCCGCTGGAATTCATCCCAGTTTTGGCATTGCGTACACACTGATTTTTCATCCGCATATAACGCTCTCTGGATTTAACGCTGCAGTTTGAATCGCACAGTTGCTGCCAGACCGTCGCCGCCCGGCGGAAGTAGCGCCGGCTTTCCAGGCTCCTCGCCACCAGTTCCAGATTGCGCATTGCTTCGGAGGTATCCTCTGGCTGATTTTGATCATTTCCGTCAGGGTTACCGGCGACACGATAACGAAATACACTCGACGTTTGGGCGCTCGCCAGACGGCCCTCGTAATACAGGCGGTGTACCGCGTTTTTCACAGACATGGGGTTGCACTGAGGGAATGCTGCAATGATGTCCCGCATCATCACCCCTGGGTTTTTCTCGATAAACTCGAATGCCGATTTCGCAATAATCATCCCCGGAACCCCGCTGGAATTGTGTTTTGTACCGGACTTACTGAATTGATATCTCGTGGCTTGTTTTTGTCCCAAGCCTCTCTTAGCGGCCGGCCTTTAGCATCCCAGCGGATAGCGCTTTGCAGATAACCTTCGAATTTTTTTAGGCCAAAGAGCGTCTCAGGTCGCATGTACTGGTATTGCTCGTCGTTTTCATGCCAGTGCTCATGCTTCAGGTCGATAACCAGTTTCAGGTCGCTGACGGCATGTCCATCGCGTAGACGGGCACGGATGTTTTCCAGGGAGGATTTTGATTTCTGGAAACGGGAACCGCTGACCTGGTTCAGGTGGGCCAGAATTTCGATCGCGTTGTCGGTAATAACCACTTCAGGATCCGACTTATCGTCGGGTTTCGAAGAAGCCCGACAAGAAGGTTTTTTAAATGACGGATCTAATGACGGATCTAATGACGGATCGCCTTCAACCATTGAGGGGTCCCCCGTCAATATTTGAGGGGGTGCAGACCCATTATTTGAGGCCTCAGATTTTGACCCTTCAAATTTTGAACCCTCAATTTCTGAGGCCTCAAATTTTGATTGCTCCTTAGGAGGTGAATAGAAAAGTTTTGCCTCTGCAGCTGCACGCTCCAGCATGTCTACGTTGAGTTTGTAGACGTTCGAGTTATTCTTCCCACCAACCCGGCGCTCTTGTTTCTTCAGCCACCCTTTTGCTTCCAGTTTTTTAATAGCACTGCGTACAGTGTTCTCGCTCTTAGCACCTATCTGGCGCTGAATTGTCGTTACCGCGGGCCAGGACACGCCTTCATCGTTACTGAAGTCAGCCAGGCGGGCCATGACCGCTATTTCGGATATGATCAGGCCTTTGAAAGCACATGCTTCCCAAACCAGACCGTGCAATTTACTGCTCATGGCTGCCCTCTACTTCCCTGAACTTACGTTTGAACTGATCGAGTGGGCTAAAGCACTCATGGGGATACCCTTCTCGCAAGAAGATGACACGCTGCGTTTCTGGCTCCCAGCGGATGACCTTGACGGGCTTACCGTAGTGGTCTTTGAACTTCCGGTTAACTTCTCGCATAACGCCCTAGCCCTCCGGTTAAAGACCCCCACAACTCCACGCGCCCTACTGTGGTTACATTCGACCCACTTTCCGCCTACCATGCGCTCATACCGAAACGACGAAACACCCGGGACCGGGTACATCCGTAGTTGCGGTAAGTGAAGATTTACGATTAAATTGCTCATGCGGATCATTTCTCCATACACGTTGATTTATCTGCCACGACGCCCGGAGCTGCACACTCGCGGGCGTCACTCTTTTCTGGCTGACAGAAGACGCGGAAAAGCAACGTCAGATGTTCCTGCCATTTCGCCATCACCTGATAGCTGTTCTCCTCAATCTGCTCGCGTTCGGCCTGGTCAATAACACCGTCAGCTGTAGCTTTACGGAGATACTGCGAGTGCTTTCCGATCCACTCGATAGACTCCATCAGGCGCTGGTTAATATCGGCGTTGTCCACATCATCAATATCTGCCAGCGGTACAAAGACACCGTTCGAGTGGCGCGCTATCGCATTGGCGATATGATTTGACCCACCTGCCCGCTGCAGGACCATTGCCCAACCGAGAGGAAAAATCTGATCGCCATCAGCACGTAAGCGGTTAAATAATGCGTTTTCAGTAACACCGAGCCATTCTGCGGCCTCTTCATAACCACCATCCAAATCGGTGATCGTCTTTTTGATTGCTGCCACCAGCCATGCCGGTTGCTTATCGATTTTCCACTCAGGATCTATCCCCACGGCTTACCCCTTATCTCTGTGGTTTCTATCAAACGCTTTGTTCTTTAGGCTTGCGATATAGCTCCGGCTGGAAAACTAGTTTGCCAGCGGTGCGGTAAGCAGCTTCAGCAGCCCTCCCTTTTGGGATCAAGCGTCCAGGCCTGTTCCGCCACTGATAAACAGCTTCGCTAGATATGCCGAAGAACTCGGCTACCTTCTCAGCGTTTCCAAAGTACTTTTCAACATCATCGGTGGTCATAACGGCTCCTTTAGCTAAGTTAAATTAGATAATAATTACCAATCCATCTTAGGTCAATAAAAACTAAGATTGCTTAGCTTAATTGACTACTGGTGTACTAATGGAAACTGTCGGACAACGAATAAAATCGCTAAGGCGGATCACCAAAACCTCACAAAAGGAACTCGGTAAATTTTGTGGCGTTAGTGATGTTGCGGTGGGGTATTGGGAAAAAGATGTCAACGTTCCAGGCGGCGAGTCGTTATCGAAACTTGCTAAATTTTTCAATACATCAATAGATTACATTCTCTACGGTACAGAATTTGAAGGTAACCTGATTACTAAAATGCGAAGGGTACCTGTAATTTCATGGGTACAGGCTGGTTTATTTACAGAATCTAAAGCTGAAGATGTACTTCATGATGCAGATAAATGGGTCGAAACCTCATTGCGGATAGGTGATAACTCCTTCGCGCTCGAAGTTAAGGGCGACTCAATGACTAACCCCAATGGCTTACCAACCATACCTGAGGGCGCGACAGTGATTGTTGACCCAGACATCGAACCTCAGCATGGTAAAATTGTTGTTGCCCGTATTGATGGCACAAATGAAGCAACAGTAAAAAAACTGGTTATTGATGGTTCACAAAAATTCCTCGTCCCGCTAAATCCTCGCTACCCCAATATCGCCATTAATGGCAACTGCATCATCATAGGTGTAGTGAAAGGCGTTCAGTACGAACTCTAATCATAATTAACCCCACCCAACACCAAACTAAGAAATGTTTGGTGTTTTCTCTTGACCAAAATACTAAGTTC